GGGACTTGCTAGCTCTTTTGGTGACCTGATCGATCCACGCCTTTGGCTGGAACGCCGATCTAGCCTTAACCTCCATGTCGAACGGAACATGGGTTATGTCTTTTCCAGCCCCTCGACCGATGTCTGCATGTGGCCACCATTCCGATAGGAACCTAGCGACCACACGCTCAGTCGAGAATCCCCGGTATTTACGGCTTTGTGAGGCCATTGACAGCGTGACACTTAGCGCATGACCAGCTCTTATTCTTAAGATTAACCTTAATATCTCTGTAAGGTATCGCCTCATTACATAAGCAACATCTAGTCGTGAATGTAAACTCTTCTAAGATAGCAATGACCTCTTTAGATCGATGTATCTCATCTTCTGTAGGAAATGACTCCCATTCTCCATCTTGATTCATAAACTGTAGTGATCCCATTATGCTCTCGCCTTCTGGCGTTGCCATGCGCCTTCTTTGTTGATCTCATACCAGATTACATCTTCACCCTTAGGGCATCTAGTCAGTTCACCAGTTACCCATGCAGAACACTTAAAATGTCCCCATTGCTTACCTGTTCCCGATTGACCAGTCTTCCAGATCATGTCGCCATGAGGGCAACGAGGAATATCCTTCTCTGTCTGGCCGCCAATGATCTCTTTCACCATCGATACAGCTTCCCCCATTGTGGGCGGCATAGTCGCTGGCTTGATAGTCCATGGATCCTCTTCCTTCACTACTGGGATGTATTCGCCAGATGTGCTAGCCATCTTAGCCTTTACTTCATCGATATTAGCCTTTACCTTAGAAGCGGTCTCTACTTTGACCATCTCTTCTCTAGATGCTCGCTTACCTTTAGTGGCATATCCAGCGTTAGCCAACGCACGACCAATAGCAGATGTCTCGCAGTTCTCAAGCGCAGAAGTAGCATTAACCCCTCGGCCTTGTACTGTCTCTTCTGCCAACCCTGTTGTCCATGGCCTAGTATCAGCTTCTGTTCGATATATCGAAGCCTCGACAATGAATCGGCCAGTAGTGTGTTCCATGAGCTTTGTATGTATCTGGCCATCTGGATGATCCTTCCAAAACTTTATCAAGCGCTCTTCTACTGTCTCATAATCTTCTAAGTTAAACATAAAGTTCGTTCTCCTCTGTGTGTAGTTGCCCTGCTATTGCCATATATGCCGCAGCGTCGATGTATGTATCGACTTTCGCTGACTCCATACTTCGTGCGAGCTTGACCAATGCCATGCATGACGCCACTTGATAGTCAGTAACAGGCATTTGGAGGAATGCAGACCAGAGGCATGCGGTTCGGGACATATTGTCTGACGGGTGTCCGTAGTCCATTCCACGATCTTGAATAACTGCTTTTGCTTCGTTGAGGAAATCATTCGCCTTCACACTCTCACCTTATCCTTGGCTTCGTAGTAATCTCTGACCGCTTTACGGCCTTTGAGATAACCTACACGAATCCCGATCGATCGACCAAAGTGAAACCATAGCGCCGAGATAGTAATAAGAGCTATAACGTCTTGCGTAACTGTGTCAAACATTGTTAAGCCTTTCTTTGGATGCCCTTCATCCGTGGCTTAACCATCTCATACCCCAAAGGGGAAAATCTAGATATTCAGATAACGAAATGGTAACAATTCTGCGTCATCTATCTGGTCATCAATCGACCTCGCTAGATCGTTATCGAGATCGTCCATAGCGTTTTCCAGCGACTACGAAGGTTCCATCCTTCTCAAAGTAGATCAGATCAACCTGTACATTCTTACCCTCGACGTACATGATGGCGAATGCCTGTTGCCAGTTAGCCGAGCCCTTTGTGTAGCCTGCCTTAGAAAAGTCCATTAAGTTCCCAACCTCGACGCCATGCAGAATGCGCCCTATACGGCCTCCAGAAGCCTCTGAGAAGGACGATCTGCCTGCCCTGTGAGTATGCCCTGAGATAACGCTCTTTCCGTGCCTACGAGCCGCCTCAAGGGCTGAGAGACCGCCCTGTGACTTGATAGGGGTGTGATCGCCATGAACTGCAATCCAGCCCGGCGCGATATTGTATGGCTTCTTATGAAAGGTTATCCCTAGCTCATCAAATCTCATGAACTTCTCAAACCGAAGTTCGGGCAAGGATAGGAATGAGGGAATCTTCCTCATGATCTGATTGTAAAGTCGGTCTGTGTGGTTAGAGCGAATCGTCTGTGTTACCTGTAGATCGTAAAGTACTTGAACAGCCTCATCGCGATCATCTCCAAGCGTCTGCTCATAGGCTTCGGGTGTGCCTTCTGACCATTTTGAGATGGTGTTAAAATCAATCTCATCTCCGATCGTGACTACTTCGTGCGGCTTAAACTTACTGATAAAACTGGCTAGATTCTTAACTGCGTGTCTATCGTGGAACGGAACCTGTAGGTCGCTCACTATGACTATGCGCTTCATTAGTCCTCTTCGTCATCCTCATAGGGTAGGCGATCCACTCGGTCGGGGATCGATGGAAGAAGCCAATCAGGATAAGCCGATCTCTCTACGATAATTGCTAGACAGAGATCAACAGCGAACCCGGCACGGCGTAGAGACTTATAAAACTCATGCATAGATATAGCGTATGCGTCGAGCGCATTGTAAGTGTCTAGGTCGATGACCTTCTTCTTAGCCATGTAAAAATTATCGCTCTAACAGTATGTTGTAGATCTCATCGACACGCGAGTTGAGTCGCTTAATTTCGGATAGCAAGTGAGTGATCACATAACCTGCAAGACCACCAATGATGGCAAGGCTAGCGAAGTAAAGAGTGAAGAAGTTTTCCTGTGTCACTTTTTGGGGCTCGCGTATCCAAATACTCCTGCCACTACTGCGCCGAGGATTGAACGATAGTTGAGATCGAAGTTAGAAGTAGTTCCCCATACTGCTAGGAATGCGCCTACTGCGATTACTGCTGGATGTTTCATGTTCATGCTTTGCCTCCTAGTAACGGGATATTAAAGAAAGAGCTGTCTTGATCGCCTTGCTTAGTGAAAGAGATATGGCAATGCGCGTTATGTGGATTACTTCCAGAATACTTGCGCCAGCGCCAGCCCATGCGAGACGATGCAATTCGTCCTGCGAAGATGATGTAAGAGATTCGCTTCTCGCCACGCTTGGCCGCGAGTCGAAGCTGATCTGCAATATCGGGCATGAGGTCGGGCTTGCCTGACTTATGTACATCTCGATCGACATCGATGGCGCGAACCACCCCTGATTCTGAATCAGGGTTATGATCACTAGGACGCGCTGAATGACGGAGATCGCCGATCCAGCCATCGGAACGCCTATCACGATCTGGGAAGGTGTCATCGAATTGCTCTCTAAGCTGTTGCCCGGCTTTGCAAAGAATAGGCTTCACAGGTAGCACACTCCCATCGCTTGAGATCGTTAAGTAATAGTTCTTCATGTCCACACTCAGGCATAGGTGCTATAAATGCGTCATCGATTGGATCGTAGGTAAAATTGAGCCCGGCAAAGTTATATCTAACTCTGTGATTATACGAAGTCTTAATCCATGTGCCACCGAGATTATCGATAAGCCATTGATAACCTTCATCGCCTGAGGGATCGTTGTTATCGCCAACGAGTACGCGAATTACTTTATTGTTATCGTCGATCTCTGCCCAATGTGCCATTATGCCGTCCTCTGGAATGTGCCATTAGCATTAAACTTATGATAAGTGAATCCGCCATTAGTATAAGTAGTTCCGCCTGTGGCTGTCATTGTCCCTGTTGTATATCGGACAATTACAATTCCAGATCCGCCTTGACCTACAGTTGAGTCGCCACCAGCTCCACCGCCTGTATTAGCAGTTCCAGATGAATCATAGGTATCAAGACCCGTTACATTCTGACCGCCGCCACCATTACCACCTGCACCAGCTTGTCCACCGCCGCCACCAGCAAACCAATAAGTGCCAGAAATGTTTTGACCAGAAGAAGTTGCAGATCCCCATGCTGAAAAAGCAGAAGATCCATTACCACCAGTTCCGTTTGATCCGCTTAAATCTTGACCAGTTGCACCTGCACCGCCGCCGCCTGTGCCGCCTGTGCCTGTTTGATTACCCCCTCGGAAACCTTGACCACTTGTAGCTGAACCACCTGTGCCGAATCCTACGCGAGAACCACC